GTATCGGAACAGGGCTTTCGTGCCTTGAACTCCAACACTTCAATGCCTCAGCAACTGACCGAAGCCACCATCAACGACTTAGGCGGCGACGTGGTTTTTGAAGGCCCACAAGCCCAGCCCACTCGTTACCAAGTTGGGTTCAGTGACGGCGTTGAAGAAATCAACGGTAAGTGGTACACCAGGTATTCCGTGTCCGACATGGACGCCAAAGGTATCGCAGCCACAGACGCTCAACAAGCCACTGCTGTTCGCGCTATCCGCGACGCCAAGCTGGCCGCTTTGGACTGGACTCAAGGCAAAGACATTGCTGACGAAGTGAGCGGCCCTGCTGCAACACTGCGCCAAGCCCTGCGCGATGTGCCATCTCAAGCTGGCTTCCCTTGGGAAATCACTTGGCCTGACGCCGCTTAATCATGCCTCAAGCAGTCACACTTAGCCCATCACCCAAGATGCAGTTTTTCACTGCTGCGGGTGTGCCCCTCGTCGGCGGCAAGCTGTACACCTACGCCAGCGGAACTACGGTTCCTGCGGCCACTTATACCGACAACACTGGCAATTTCGCCAACGCCAACCCAATCATTTTGGACTCGCGTGGTGAGGCGAGTGTGTGGTTTGGCCCATCCCGCTACACCTTGGTGCTCAAAGACTCACTGGACAATTTGATCTGGACTGCCGATGGCGTCAACACGATCCAAGGTGTTCAAAATCCCGTGACTGTTGCGACAGCCGGACAAACCCTGTTCACCGTGCCGACTTACGGCCTTGGTGGATATTTGATGGTAATTGTCGATGGACTCGTTAAAGAGTTCAACGTAGACTATACTGAGACCAGCACAACGAGTATCACGTTTGCAACCGGCCTTACGGCAGGTCAGCGCGTTGTTACTCGAATGCTGTAATCAACAACCTTACCGGTGAGGTTCACCGGGGAATCCAAGGATTCAAGAAATGACTGATGAAGTCCAAAACCTAGCGGAAGTAGACTCCGCGCCAGCACAGGAAGCAACGGCTGCCCCTGAAGTTGTAGCAAATTCGCCGGAAGTAACTGATAACCAGACCGAGACCCCTGCGTCGAAAACATTCACGCAAGAGGAACTTGATGCTGCTATTGGTAAGCGCCTCGCAAGAGAACAGCGCAAGTGGGAACGCGAACAAGCCGCTCGACAAGCAGAAGTGCAAGTCAGGCAAGCTGCTCCAAAGGAAATCCCGTCGATTGACAATTTTGAGACCCCTGACGCCTATGCTGAAGCATTGGCGCTACGTAAGGCTGAAGAATTGTTGGCTCAACGTGAAGTCCAAAAGCAGCAGGCTCAGATTGTTGAAGCCTATGGTGAAGCTGAAGAAAAGGCTCGGGACAAATACGACGACTTTGAAGAAGTGGTCTACAACCCCAAGCTGCGAATCACAAACTCCATGGCCGAAGCAATTCAATCTTCCGAAGCCGGTCCTGATCTAGCCTATTGGCTGGGTTCAAACCCCAAGGAAGCTGAACGCATTGCCAATTTGTCGCCGCTCATGCAAGCGAAAGAGATTGGTCGGATCGAGGCAAAACTGTCAGATAATCCACCAGTCAAAAAGACAACCTCTGCGCCAACACCTATTAGTCCGGTGACTGCGCGGTCTTCGGGAAGCCCGAGCCATGACACGACCGATCCTCGATCGGTCAAAACCATGTCTACCTCGGAATGGATCGAAGCCGAACGCAATCGTCAGATTCGCAAGGCAGAAGCGCAACGCATCCGCTAACTTTTTAAAGGACTTCAAATGTCAAACAGTATCTTAACGATCGACATGATCACCCGCAAGAGTCTTGAGATTCTTGAAAACAACCTTGTGTTGACCCGTAACGTGAACCGCCAGTACGACGACAGCTTCGCTGTTGAAGGTGCGAAGATTGGTTCTACATTGCGTATCCGCTTGCCCGACCGCGCTCTGGTCACTGACGGTGCAGCTTTGCAAGTGCAAGACGACAACGAACAGTACACCACATTGTCTGTGGCTAACCAAAAGCACATCGGTATCAACTTCACATCTGCCGAATTGACCATGCAATTGGACGACTTCGCAGAGCGCGTTTTGAAGCCTCGTATCAGCCAATTGGCATCGAGCATCGACGCTGACGTTGCGAACGCATACAAATCTGTTGGTAACTCTGTTGGTACACCCGGCACTACTCCTTCTACTTCTTTGGTCTTGTTGCAAGCCCAGCAAAAGTTGAACGAGAACGCTGCTGTGATGTCTCCACGTTACGCTACCGTGAACCCTGCTGCTAACGCTGGCTTGGTTGAAGGCATGAAAGGTCTGTTCAACCCAACAGACACTATCAGCAAGCAATTCAAGAACGGCATGATGGGCACTGGCGTGTTGGGCTTTGAAGAGATCAACATGTCTCAGTCAATCAAGCAACACACAACTGGTACTCGTGGCGCTACTGGTGCTACCACTTCTGCTGCTGTGACTGCTGAAGGCGCAACAACCATCGCTATCACTGGCGGCGGTAACGCTGGCGTGGTCAACATCGGTGACGTGTTCACTGTTGCTGATTGCTACGCTGTGAACCCACAGACTCGTGAGTCTACAGGTTCGTTGTTCCAATTCGTGGCTACTGCTGCGACTGTGTTGGACAGCTCAGGTGCCGGTAACATCACTGTTGCTCCTATCTTCTCTGCCGGTAACGCTTTGGCTACCGTGTACACATTGCCCGCCACCAGCAAAGCTGTTGTGTTCGTGGGCGCTGCTGGCACTCAGTACGCTCAAAACTTGGTGTACCACAAAGATGCGATCACGTTTGCTACTGCCGACTTGCTGTTGCCACAAGGTGTGGACATGGCTGCTCGTGCTGTTCACAACGGTATCAGCTTGCGTGTTGTGCGCCAGTACGACATCAACAACGATCGTATGCCTTGCCGTATCGACGTGTTGTATGGCTACAGCACAATTCGTCCACAGATGGCTGTTCGCCTCTGGGGCTAATCGGAACGGGGCTTCGGCCCCTTCTTTTGCAAAATCTTTTTAAAGGAAACTTATCATGGCACTCCCTAACGGCGCAGGCGGTTACCAACTCGGTGACGGCAACCTGAACGAATTGACTCTCGGCTACGCAGCCGTCCCACAAACTGCTACATCTACAGCGACTTTGACAGCCGCTCAAGTGACTGGTGGTATCTTGGTGGCTAACCCCAGCACTTCTGCTGCTACTTACACTTTGCCTACCGCTTCTGCTATCGACGCAGTTGTGACCAGCGCAAAGCCCGGTAGCACATTTACGCTGAATGTTGTCAACACTGGTACTTCTTCTGGTGCTGTGACTTTGGCTACAGCTACTGGCCTGACCGACGGCGGCAACGCTTTCGTGGCCGTGGCCGTCACCTCCAGCGCGCAATTTACATTCCGTAAAACTGCCGATGGCGCTTGGACTGTGTACAAGACAGCCTAAACCTGAGTGGGGGCTTCGGCCCCCATTTTTAAAGGACTTATCATGGCAAACAATAAACCTGTTGGCGTAGCTTACGCTGATCCAGCACTCGACAGCGCACAGTTCAAGCTGTACCTCGTCGCTGAACTCCCAACCGCATCTACTGCTTTGGCAGGAACACGCGCTGTTGTGAGCAACTCCAATGCCGCATACACTGCTGGTATTGGCGCATCTGTTGCCGCTGGCGGCAGCAACGTCGTTCCAGTCTTCTGTAACGGCTCTGCTTGGCTCATCGGCTAATCTAAACGGGGTCTTCGGACCCCGTTCTATCACATGAACATATACCTCAAACACCCCGTCCACGGCGCTAAAGTTGCAACAATGGAACTTGAGGCTGTTGCTGATGAAAAGAACGGCTGGACGCGCTACAATGTCGATACGCCTTCGGACTCCGAAGATGCGGCCCCTGCAAATGCACTGGGGACCAAGCGCAAATATACCCGTCGAACTGAAGTTGTCGAGGGTGCAACCGAAGGAGTCTAACAATGGCAACGTACACCGCTGGCGATCAAATCAACCGTGCATTGCGATTGCTGGGCGTACTTGCAGAAGGTGAGACACCCTCGGCAGATATGTCAAATGACGCCTTAACGGCGCTCAATCAGATGATCGACTCGTGGAACACCGAGCGACTCTCAGTTTTCAACACACAAGATCAAACGTACCTTTGGCCAGCTGGGCAGATCACCCGCACGCTAGGCCCAACAGGTGACTTCGTGGGCAACCGCCCCATCTTGCTGGACGACGCGACTTACTACCGTGACACAGGCACAAACGTGTCGTTCGGTATCAAGTTCATCAACCAGCAGCAGTATGACGGCATCGCGGTTAAGACCGTGACCTCGACCTATCCGCAGGTGTGCTGGGTGAACATGGAGTACCCCAACATCACAATGACGGTTTATCCAAAGCCTACAAAGGAATTGGAATGGCACTTCATTTCGGTGGAAGAGTTGACGCAACCCGCCACACTGGCAACGCAGATGCTGTTTCCACCTGGTTACTTGCGTGCGTTCACGTACAACTTGGCGATGGAAATCGCCCCAGAGTTTGGCGTCGAGCCCAGCCCTCAAGTGCAGCGCATTGCGATGACCAGCAAACGTAATCTGAAGCGCATCAACAACCCTGATGACGTGATGTCGATGCCGTATGCTATTGTTGCGACACGCCAACGCTTCAACGTCTACACCGGTAATTACTGATGAAAACACCCATCCTTGGGTCATCCTATGTGGCCCGCAGTGTCAATGCTGCTGATTCCCGCATGGTCAACCTTTTCCCAGAGGTTATCCCCGAGGGTGGTAAAGAAGCGGCGTTTCTAAACCGCGCGCCAGGTCTGCGTCTTCTTGCCAACATGGGCGACGGCCCAATCCGCGGCATGTGGCAATTC